CTTGAATGCCTTTACAGGACTTGTGGTGTCAATACCAGGAGGTTCATGGCTTTGGGCTGTGCCAATTAATTTTTTCCCACCTGGAGTCTTGGTCATTTGTAATGCTTGATCTATAATTGGATCCACGCCGCTGTCTATACCAGCTACCATGGCATGATTCCCAAAAACTTCTTCTGCATTCCAGGGCAATATATAAGGATTTACATCATTCTCGCTTGCATTGCTCCTAGCACGAGCCATGGCCATGCCAAATCTATAAATTTCATAAGGCTGATCAGAAGTCAACCCAGGAATTATAAAAGTTTGACGCATTGGATCAGCTTGCTCGGGCGGTAACTTTTGTTCTTCGGTAATAAATTCTCTGGCTCTCATCTTGCATAGCCTTTGAATGCTTGAACAGGACTGCGTTTATTTGTTGATTCTAGTTCTTCACTATCCATATCACCGTTATTTAAATCTTTATATTCTAACTTGGCTGCTTTATATGCCAACTTGAGCATGTCTTGTTCTTCTTTAGTGTAGGGATGTGCAGTGTTGTGTTTTCCTACCCAACTTTCACTATCTATCTCAATTGGGTTTACTCCGTCACTACTTGCAACAGCCATCATTAAACGATTTAAATCATAAATCCTGTCATAACTGTCTAATTTCTTTGAGAAAACATGTAAGCCGCGGGTTGATTGTTGTTGACGTTTAGATATCTTACCGTCCTGTTTCTCAATGAGAAACTCTTGAGCTCGCATGATTAGGTTCCTGCGGCGTTGTATACACCCGATTTTGCTGAGCTGGCGGTGCCCAGTGCTCTTGCAGTAAATGTAGTGCCTACCATAATAAGATAATTACCGGCTCCTACATAAATTTCTTGCGTGGTTCCGTTCGGCACTGAAACTACATTGGCATACAAGTTTCCAACTGGAGAGGCCGAGCCCAGAGCCGAAGCATACACCTGATAGGTAACATCCGCACTGCCAGAATTAATTTCTGCTTTGTCTGTGGTCCATAATACATTGCCTGCGGCGTTGATTACTTGAATAGCCATTTTATTTTCCTTTGTTTATTGAGCTTTGTAGTGGTCGTATAATTTAAACAGACTACGCTCAAGTTCTACATTTTCTTCCATGCTTACCTGGCGACGTAACTGACTTGCTACAACAGGAACCGTTGTTTGACCAGTTGACTTAGGACCATTTAGGCCTCCACTATATGTACGTAGCTCTGGTTGTGCATCTAGCTTTTCAGTATTGGTTGGCCAGTCTGGACTATTTTCATCAACCACTTCAGCACAACCACATGGTGCTTCACCACACTGTGAGCATGATGCGGATTGGTTGCTATGTCCACCCAGGCCGGCCATCTTTAACAATTCTGCCAACTTGTCAGCATCTTCGTCAGTTGCAGTAACAGTAATTGACTTTTGTGCTTGCCCTTGTTCGTCTGTACTCATGTTAACTGTAACATTCATACTTTCGGCAATCATAGTTTCAACTTTAGAATTAATTCCTTCGTAAACACCTTTACCAAACTGCATACTTTTGCTGGCTTTAGGAGCCGCAGGTGCTGTAGCTACACTACCACTAGTTGTTGTTTCATCAACCTTTTTTCCTTTCTTGTCAGCAACTGCTTTCTTCATTGATTCTTTCTTATCGCCGTCTTTGTCCATGTCTAAGAAGTCTGGCTTAGAGCCTTCTTCTTTGACTTTACTGGCCTTTTCACTAACTTCTTGGTCCTGATTCTGCATGTATTCGTCCACAGCAATCATCATGCCTTCAATTTTGGCCAACTTAGATTGTACCCATTCTGGTAAATTATCATCGTCACCTAGGATTTTATGCAAGGCTTGTGCATGGCGAACAATGGTTTTGATATCGTGTTTGGCCGACTCGCCTTCTTGATCGTATTCACCACGATCAGTTACTGGAATTTCTTCAGCAATGGCATCTTTACTAGCTAACTTGCTACGACCACTGTGCTTGGCTCCAATGGCACGTTTGGTTCCAGCAGGGCGACCTTTTTTCTTAATAGTGATTGTTGTTACTTCTGTATCATCGTTGTCTTCTGGTTCTGGCTTGCGAGTATATGTTGTAGCTTTCATTCCGCTAGGCAATGTACGTTCTTTTTTATCAAACTTACCAGTGCCTTTTTCTTTCTCGCGGCTCTTCAACCATGCATCCATTTCAGCATAGCCTTCATCCATAGTTTCTTCGCCTAGGCCAGTTACATCTGCTTCGTCAACTACGCCAGCGGCTTGCAAAAACTTAGCAAGATCAAAGCGTGGATTAGACGCTTTGAAAATACCTGCATGGTGATGAGCTAATTCTTTACGTTTGGCAGGATCTTCAATATTCTTTAACAAGTCTGCTGTGTGGCGGAAATGTTGACGTGTCATTGTTTCTTCAAGGTCGCTAGTATCAGTAAATTCTTTGCTGCCTACTTTGAACTTGTCACCTTTTGGTGTCTTGGCTAAGGCGCCTGTGAACGCATTGCCTTCGTCGGCAATTTTTTTAGTGGTGCCGTGCTTGAGTTCTTTCATTTTTTGCATAATTTGTTTATCAGTTAACCCTTGAGCTTTTAAATCTCTAATTAACTTTGGTTGTTGAGTATCATGTTGCTCACCCGATTCTTTAGGATGACGTAGTTTGTTTAATACAGCGCCGGCCACACGCTCACCGGCGGCTTTGCTACCATATTTCTCACCGGCACTCTTAGCAATCTTACTAAAGTTCTTGCCTGGCTTGCCAATGTCTTTGCCTGCGGCAGCTTTTTTGGCACTGTAGTCGGCTTCTTCCAATGCCTCGGCCAATTGGCTCTTAGGGGCACTGGCTTTAACATCTTCCGTAATTTGTTTAGCATCTTGCTTGGCGGCCAATTTGGCCATTCTTGCATTTAGGTCGTAAAAGAAACTCATTTATATTATCCTCGTGGGTTTGCGCCGGTGGCCGGACGTGGTGGTCGTTTGACCTTGGTCATCGGGCTGTCATTGCCCATTGGTAAATCGTTTGTGGTTTCTGCAGGAGGTGTCTTTCCGCCGGCTACTGTAAAGTCACTGCGATATGCGTTTTTCAATACAGCATGTTGATATGGATCAGCTGAGTAATCTTTGCTTAGGGCCTTTTGTTCTGCATCAGGTGCAGGATAATCTGTATCTGTCAACAGGTCTTTGTTTTCGTCTTCGACTTTTTCACGCTCTACATCCATACTATTTTCAAATGGAGTAGTTAACATGATAATACGATTTGGATCTAAGAACAATAATTGCGCCAACTGTTTAATTTGTGGCTCAATGGCTGGATAGCGAAATTCAACATCTACCGATGTTACGCTATCATTGGAGTGTTTTGGAAAATCTGCTGGTGACAACTGAACTGGTGTAGTTTTAGACTTGCCAAAGCTCACAATGTCAAATTGTTGACATTTTTCTTCCAGCTGTTTAAGCCAGCCGCTGTCGACATCACCTACAATTTTAATGCGGTAATTATAGGTTCTTTCAGATTCTGCGAGGTATTGTTGAAAATTTTTCATATTTGTTCCCTAGTATTATATTTATGCTTGTTTAATCTTTTGATCGGTCGCCAATCAAGCGTTCCAGCAAATCATTACGACTAAGCACTTGCCCATGTGCTGTTTCTACAGTGGGATCTTGGCTGGCGTTTTTGGCTGCATCTTGATCTAACTTCATTTTTTTCATCTGCAGATCAAGCATTTTTAATTTTTTCTGTAATTTGGTAGTTTTGGCAGTTAGAGCATGGCCTAACATGGTGCCAGCTACTGCAAATAATTCTGCAGCATAACGACTGTCGACATTAAATCCCAAATCTGTAAGATTCTCAAAAGTTTCCGTGGCCTTTGTCGCAATATCATCTAGTTCTCGATCACTGGTATCTAGGTCGCGAACAGCAGGCAATGCCGCATCAATTTTATCTATAGTAGCATCTATTTCCACTATGGCGGCACGGGTTTCTTCGGTAGATTGCGGCTGTGATTCTTCAGCATCAGATGGCTGATCAAAACCGAATAAAGATTCCAATTTTTTGGTCATACCCTATTTATTGTAAAACACGGGTACCGATTACTTTCGACCGTTACGGAAGATATCCGATTCAGTGATTACACGAAATGTTAAGCCATTCTGTTTGCACCAGGCCTGGGCGGCTGCCCATTTGGCATAGTTAATGGCAACCACTACACGATCTCTTTGACTTTGACGATCTTCAATGATGCTTTGACTTTTTGGTTTAATTTCGATCAGTTCGGCGCGAGTGGTGTTGTTGGGGCCACGATAGGTCACAATAAAATCTGGAACATAAGTGGTCATTTTGCCAGTCAATGGATGACGATAAGAAATGCGTACAGGCTCGCTTGCCCACTGCATAACATTTTCATTGGTATCACAGAAATTCATGAAAACATTCTCCCATGAGCTGCGATAACGAGGTTCTCTGTGGCCCACATACTTGCCGGCATTTTTTACTGTGTATACGCCTTGGGCAAACTTGGACATGGTCTATGACCTAACATTTCTTGCGGCGTAGTAGTTTGGAGTGGTTACTGCATTGATGCCTAGTAAGGTGGCTGGACTTCGAATGTTATTGAGATAATAGGCCAAGGTCAAATTTAAATCGGCCTGGTTGGTTCCTTGGATTTGTTCTAACAAATCCATTATAGGAATTCCACTGGCCTGAGCGACTCTAAAAAGACTCACGGCAAAGTTTCCTGCGGCTAGTTCAGTGCCGTAGATACTACGGAAAAAACTGTAGACCGCATCGTATTCTAGACTGGGCACATCAACTTCATAGGCATAGAATCGATCAAAGATTTTTACAGTCTGGTCAATTTTAGGATTGGAATAATTTACTGACCCGGTCATTATGATCCGCCCTGTCCGTTAGGCAAGAATCCAACTTGTCCTACAGGTAATTGTGAAGCACGTCGTGGTGGTGTGGGGAAAAACATACCGTTGACTGCCCCAAGAGCTTGGCGAGTATATCCTGGCAAACTGTATTGAGCAATCTGTGCCGCGGCTACATTAGCATCATTACTGATAATACTAGACAGACTTTTATTTTTAAAGGTATTGTAAGCTGTACCAGCTGTTTGTACTGCACCAATAACATTGTTTAAACTACCTTGCCCTGATGCTAGTGCATTCAAGTCGTCAATAATGCCAAGGCCTGCATCAATGAGGCCGCCTTGACCAAAAACTGTCTGTGTTGATCCTGGACGTGCTAATCCTGAACGTGTCAAGTCATAGTGTGTCGGATCTGCAAATCCTGGAACTGTATTGCTTGGCGTTGCTCCGCCAATGGCACCACTGTAGTATTTGACTGTTTCGTATTTAATTTCTACTGTGTTACTCATGGTTCCCTCACCCTGAGCATAATCATATTGGTCATGTTTCCACGAAGTAATCATGGGGTTGATCAACACATAACTTGCAAACTTTTTCTGACTTAGTCCATAAATGCGAATGTCACGGAAGAACGGTGGCTTACCTGTATAACTAGCAGAACCGGTTGTGTTTACCGGATTAGTTCCGTCGCCATAGCTTTCACCAATATAGCCCCAGTCATTAACTTGACGACTGTTATCATAGGTGTCTCGGGTATTGTATCCAAATCCATTAAACAAAGTGTTTAGATTACCTAATGTGCCATTATAGGCAGGAACATTTTCATACTGTTGACTTGGGTCTTTGTAGTAGTAACTATAATAATTGTACCACATGTTGCGAATTAAATCACTTTGATCATCATGAAATATCATGTTAATCGGATTGTATTCAATTTTGCTTTGTACTAGACGTTTACGATTATATTGATTCATAGTATCAACGCTGATACTATAGCTAGGCAAGTCTACACTCTTGACCATAAGGCCTATGGTAGCAATTTCATCTGACCCATAGGCGGCTGCTAAAGATTTAATTTGTCCTGTATTGATATTAAAGAAAACATGAAATAAAAACTTGTTACGAGGAGCTAGTTGGTAACCGTTGGGTCTGAATGTGTCTGAGGCATGTTGATAATCTTTAAGGCCGGGAGCTTGTGTAAACCCTTGTTGAAAACCTTGAAGAAAATTTTGCCCGAAGTAACCGGTGGCCATTGTATTAGCCTGTTGCTACGTCGCCGACTGTCCGTCCTACCGTTGCACCAACACCAGTGCCGTTAGGTGTTTGTAGTGCATTATCGTAGGTAATTGTCATGGCCACAGTCATTGCTTCACTGGTGCCATAGTTGGCATCACCGTAGTCAACTGTCTTCAAATAGCAACCGTAGATTTCCCAAGTTTCAAGAACAGTAGGAGCATCTGTACCATTACCACCATCTAATACTTCAAATACTGTTGTAAATTTATAGTCGATACCACTTGCTGCACTAGCTTGTTCCATGAAGTCTAATTGCTTCTGAAGTTGTTCGCCAACTAACTTACTTACATTGCCGCCAGCATCATCACGCAGGTTACACGTAACGTCGTTCCAGGTATGCTTACCAGCTAGTTTGATTGTACTGTTATAAATTGGCACAGGAATTTCGGCAAATTCAACAGTTGGACGCTTAAAGTCAATGACTTGTTTTGTCAATTCTGTTGTTGGTTGACTTACACCAAAATTCAAAAAAGTAACGCGAAAGCGATACTTTAATTTTGGCATTAACAAACCCTGAACTGAACTACTTTGATCACTTGCCAAAGGCACTGTCATTCTACTTAATGATGATACGGCCATTTTAATATCTCCTATATGCTGTTATTTATGGTATCTCTGTTCCCGACTTAAACCGTGGTTGCGTTAGCAATAGTACCGGTGTTCTGGATACGCACTGGAATGTAGATAAACTCAACAGCTTTCACTGGCTCAATAGCAATATCAACATAAAGTTCGTTACGATCAATTGTAGT